TGAAAACAATTTTTGGGATTTACTTGACGAGATTCAAAGAAAATATTTCCCGCAATCTTCTTTTAATAGAATTATTGTGGAAGACCCTGACAAAGTAGGCAGAAGAGTTGAAAGAGATGTAACTAAAGCAATCAATGCTGTAATACCAGAGTATGATCAAATTATTTCCGATTATAATAAAAACTTTAAACCTCGATATATAGAAGAAGAAAACAACGAATCTATATGTTATACTGAAGAGTGTAAATCACTCACACCACCCTTGAGATTATGTGCTCCATGGATTGACAGTTGCCCGAAACCTTGATATACTGAGTTTATGGGCACGTAGCATAATGGAGAATGCATCAACCTTCTAAGTTGCCGATTGCTGGTTCGACTCCAGCCGTGCCTGTTTACTGTATAAATAGATTAGAACTATCTATTTTAAGCAGTCAGTCGTTGGTTCGACTCCACCCCAAGGTGCCAGGGAGATTAACTCAGTGGTAGAGTGGCACGTTTACACCGTGTATGTCGTCGGTTCGAGTCCGACATTTCCTATATAAATTATGAATACATATTACATTTCCATGATTGCTCTTGCAGCAATTGTATATACCCTTTGGCAAGATTCTAACATACCAAAGTTTATTGAGTTGATGATACAACTTGCATGGATTAAAGTTATTACATTTTTTATGAAGATTAAAATGAAACAACAACTTGATAAAGATCATAGAGATATGCAAAAAGCAATGAAAGAATGGATTAAAGAAAATGGCAAAGATAAGATGTAACGCTTGTGGAACAGAAATAGAAGTTTATCAAACAAATAAAAGTAAATCATGTGGTTGTGATAATAGAACTCTATTGAGATTAGACAGAAATGGTCTACCTATTATTACTGCCAATGATTTATCATTAATCATAGCGATTGATGGGGTCGGTAAACTGAAAGAGAAAAAGATTGACAATTCTTTTATGGCAGGTTATAATAAGAGAATACCAAGAAAATTAAATTTTGAAATTCGTTGATTGGTATAAATAAGATAGAATAAACGTATTGTTTAATTAAAAGATATGACTTATTTAATTAGAGTAGGAGAAAAACCAACTTATTGGTCTGGTAAAAAAGATGCTGTTTGGGTAAATCAAGTAGCAGAAGCAAAAGAATATTCCACCAAAAAAGAAATAGAAAAAGATATTAAAGAAATTTCTGAGGCTTGGGGATATTCAACTCTCAATGCAGTAAAAATAGAAGATGCTACTTCCGTTGATCTTTTAGTAGAAGTAGTAGAGGGTGAAGAAGAAGCAGTGTCTGTGGTTGATCCATCACTAACAGCAGAAGATCTTAGAAGAATCCACTCTTGATATTTGGGGATATATTATGTCATATATTGTTCGTGTAATTGGATACAATGCATATTGGACTGGTAATATGGAACCAGAAAAATGTTGGTCCACTACTATTACTGATTCTCAAATCTTTGATACAAAAGAAGAAGCACAAGTCATAGTTGACAACGGCAACAATATGGAAGTTGTTGAATATGACTTTGCTGTTTCTAATCTTCATGCAGATCCTTTTGATTGGGATGAGTTAGATCGTAGAGCCGAAGAATTCAAAGCGATGCAGACAAAAGAAGAAATTTATGAACTTACTAATGATGACTTTGAAACTACTAGTGATGAAATTCATAATGTTAGTGTAGAAGTGTTGGATTGAGAGGAAGTGTGTCCGAGTGGTTGAAGGAACTTGTCTTGAAAACAAGCATGGTGAAATCCATCGTAGGTTCGAATCCTACCACTTCCGTTGGTGGCACTTGCTATGCAGATAGCCTAGAAAGAGGTCTCCATATTGTCTCCATATTGAGTCGGGGTTCATCCTGCCCGACTCACCCTCGGGACGTAGGTCAGTTTGGTAGACCACCTGCTTTGGGAGCAGGATGTCGCAGGTTCAAATCCTGCCGTTCCGATTCTTCTTACAAGAGATATTAATGACATCTAATCTTGCTATTTACACTAGAGATAACTGTGAATATTGTCGTAAACTAAAAGTAATTCTCGATAGTTTTGCAGTCAAATATATAAAATTTAATTTAGATCAAGATTTTTCAAGAAAAGAATTTTATCTAATGTTTGGTGAAGGATCTACTTTTCCTCAAGTAACTCTTAATAATCAGAAAATAGGTGGGTGTACCGAAACTATTGAATATTTAACCAGTATTGGTTGTCTACAAGAAGAAAAAGACATGGAGTGTGTGCTGTGACTGAAATTACCGAAGAAATATTCTGTCATGATTTTGATGAGATTATGGAAGATGTTATTGACAATAAAAAATATTATATTATTAATACTAGAGAAGGCGCTCAAGTTTTACTTGCTCCAGTGAATTCAGAGATGAGTTTAGATTTTGAAAATATACAACTTCGAAACGGGGGGAATTAACTCAGTTGGTAGAGTAGCGTCTTTGCAAGGCGAACGTCAGGGGTTCAAGTCCCCTATTCTCCACTCCAACGGGGGTGTAGATCAACTGGCAGAGCGAAAATCTTATACCTTGTTTAAAGTTTATACCAATTTACTCATTGACAAGGACACTATTAAGTGGTAAAATACTTCTGTACAAGATTCTTCTATTACTGCAATGAGCGCAACAAATCGAAGAAGCGTAAAAGTTCTTCTTGACCGCTTCCCTTATCGTTATGTGCAAGTAGGCACACTTGAAATTAACGGCAAACCTGATTGTCGTATTCAAAAAGTAGATTCATACACTGGTCGTTACCGTGATATGTATCTTTGTGACAATGAAATGCAATTGCTGACTGCTATGGAAGATCACGACTATACTTGTTGGCTTGACCCAGACGGAGTTCCTGCTTATGTTAAAGGAGACGACAATGAAGAAAATGAGTTACCAAGTTAAATATCAACTTGAGCGGGCAGAAGATGCCCTACGCACAGCACTTAAGTTTGTTGATAAAGAAAGTGTTTATGTAATTTCTGCTATTTCTAAAGCATTGATTGAGATTGATAACACTCTATCAGAACGTATTGAAGTAGTAGAAAAAGAAGATAACATCATAGCGCAAGGTCTTATTTCTGTTGATAAAGCAGAACGAAAAGATGGTAAAGTAGAATATAACTTTAAATATGATGATTTAAATCCTTATACATATTACAAAGTCACGGATGGACTATAACAGCACTGGTGGAGTCACGTTACCCTTATGTCATAATGGAAAAAACAAATTTTAGGATTATTGAAGAACTTGATAATGGTGAGCAAGTCATTACATACTTTGAAGTAGGATCTGTTAACAACCAATTTTACTACTGGTATAATGATGAGCGACACGGACCATTTGAAGATGTTGAAGAAACAGTTAATGCTGCATATAAAAACTTAATACCTGTCTCGGAATGACACTAAACTTGCCCTGGTCGGGTGATCCTCCTTCTGGTTTCTTGCTTTCCCATTAAAAAGTAAGTTTACATTCCCTTGGAGAGATCTGTTTGATCTCCCATATCAAACTATTTTTAACATGTTGAGGGAGTGTTCCTTCATTAATTCTTGCAATAATTAATTGTGCTTGAAGACATGTCAGGATAAGTGTTTCCATAGATTAATAATTCGTTCTATTTATTTTAAATATGCGTTGGTTAATCCCCAATTGATGAATACACTTATTATGGTGAATAATACTATACCTTTAATGATGGACATCTTTCATTTCCTCGTTTGTTAATTTAAGTATGCGATAGATATGGAAAGTCATTTATTTTCATTCTCGTAAGCAGAGATATTTCTATTATTTCAGGGTAATGTCGAGCCATGGTAGTACTGGTGGTATAACGCCAATTAATCTTAGAAGTCCCTCAGCAAATAAAGCAAGAACCACCGAACCGACGCACATACTAATAATACTAGCATTATGGTTGTGTTTTCTGATAGCTGCATTAATCATCTCTTGAATTTCTTCTTTTGTTACTTGTGTCATGGATTTTAGCGATACCGATAATAGGAAACGTAATAAGGGCAAAGCATAGTATGTCCAAACTGACTGGATTATTTAATATTTTAACTACAAGATGTATCATCTTTCTTCATAAGAATGAAACACTCCAAAGGTTTGGGAGTTTCTTCATCAAAGTTTTGCTCTAAGTAAGTGCAAAGCTTTTCAATGATATGAATATATTCATCGTGCATCCATTCACTACTAGTTTCGTGGAAAGCATAGTGTTTACAAGCAGTGATGATGCGATTAACGTCTTTACTTGATAAATTATACATTGTTTTACTCTCTATACATTATTATGTAACCATGTTTTCTATGAAAATCAAGGTGTTTCTTGCCCCACGGAATGACTCTCCATTCGGTTTTGCCATTCCAAAGTAATAAACAAATATGAATATACCTCATATATGTATAGTATAACGAGATATTTAGTAAGTGCGATTACTTATTAGGGTTTGCTGACAATAGGGGGTTGACAAGCAAACAAAGATGCTATATACTATGTAAAGATTTGTTACAAAACTCAAATGACTGTTACAACTAATGAGCGTGGGCAACAAAATATGTTTGCCAAAGAACCCACGATGTACTACGAAAACTACGGTATGGATACTCCCAATCAAGTAAAGGAGAAGTACAATGGACGTTGGGCTATGCTTGGCATTATTGTTGGTGCTATTTCTTATTCACTCACAGGTAAACTTTTTTTCGGTGTCTTTTGATGACTGAAGTAATCTTTACCGTTACCTCTATTTATTAAGGAGAACTACTATGAAATTCGGTTTTACCCCTGAGGCAGAGATCCTGAACGCTCGTCTTGCTATGCTTGGGTTTGTGATTGCCGTTGGCACTTACATAACCACTGGGCAAATCATTCCAGGTGTCTGGTAAACACTTGACAAAAAATAAAATTATAGAATAAGATGTGAAGTGTATGCCTCACATCTTTTTTATATCAGTGACAGATTCTCAAATAAACTTAAATTTTACTATAAAAGAATTATTTCCAATCCTCTCGCAGTTGTGATTGATGCTTCATCTTTGCCAAATTCTTTTTCTGGGAAAAGTTAAACCAGAAGTAGGTCTTGGAGATTCAAATACATCTGATGTTATATATCCATTAGTTTTTCTTATTGATGTTGGAAATAATGCATATGGTTGAGTTTTTGCTCCAAGAGCAGTATATGTTCTATCTAATTGAGAGTATCTCAATGTAATAGTTCCTTGCATACCACTATGAAATTGGCAGATATAGTAATATATTCCTGTACTCATTCCTGTTGTATCCCAAATAATTGTTCCAGATTGTGTTCCATTGTTAGTTATTCCAGTAGTAACTGCAGATCCAGTTCCAGTAACTGCTGTAGTTTTAATCCAAAATGGATGCCCTGGAGTGTTGATAGAAAACTCTACAATTTCTCCAATGCGAATATCAAAAGATTGATTTAAACCAGTTTTTTCAAATAATCTATCTGCGTTTGCTGTGAAGTTATATGCTGAAGCTCCGTTGTTAGTTACACTGTGTTTATGATATACACCAGAAAAAACTCTGGGGTAATTATACCCATAATATTTTAGTAATTCTAGAAAATCATTTTGTTTAAATCTTGGATATCTTTCTGCAAAACAAGCAATCATGCCAGCGATTTGTGGAGACGCCATACTTGTGCCAGTCAAAACACCAAGAGAGTATAAAGTATTTCTGGGATCTTTTAATGTTTGACTAGTGTAAACAGATGATAATATATTTGTTCCCGCTGCCCATACATCACAAGTGTTTCCGTGAGAAGAAGAATTGTTTTTAAACTCACACCACACTTGATCATTATCATTTGACGATATACTTAATTTCAATGCAGCAACAGAATCTAAATTACCAACAGTTATAGAAGAAGGAACATTAGCAGGATTCATTCCTTGTTTGTAATAATCTACAAATCCTACATATGTTTGGGAGGAATTTTGACTTTGGTAATTATAAATTATTTGATTATTGTAATCGGGGTGTGAAGAATCTACACTTGTATCCCCAGAATTTCCAGCAGCTGCTACGAATATTAAACCATCTCTTATTGCATCTTCTATATCAACTTGATCACTAATTCCTCCTCTGTGTGGAACAAATACTGAATTTTGTGAGGATTGTGTAGGATAATTGCCATACACAAAAGTTGTATAAAGACCTCCCCACAAACCATAATCTCTTTTAATTAAATTTAAATCTGCTGATGTATTTGTATATGATACATTTCTTAAAGACCCTCGATAATTGAACTGAGTTATTTGAGTAATAGGAACGAGGGAAGCAAGTCCATAGCTATGATTTGTTATAGTTGGATTTCTTATTCCTGTCAATGGATTGATTGGTTTGTTTAGATGAAATGCACGGAGCAAATCATACATTAATGATAGAGGAACTTTAATGTTACTGTATGCATATAGATTGTATATGTTTGCTTTTCTAGCCCATCCCAATCTATTTCCAACCGCAGTTCCTGCTACATGAGTTCCGTGATCTCCATAATCTCCATACGTGTATGTGTTTGGAACCGATGTATCAACTACATCAGTATCAATTTCTTGAACCACTGTGCGATATAAAGACCACCAATCAATTTGATTAACTCTACTTCCGCCAGAACCATCTGTATTTACTGCAAACTCTGGATGCAATGGGGGGATTTCATCATCTATAATAACAACATCAACATTTTCTCCATTAAAAGGCAGTGTTACCGTAGCAGTGGCATTACCTGTTCTATCACTACCCCAGGTAGAATAATTTGCTTGCCCTAAAGTATTTAAATAATCTGTTCCTGCTTCATCTAAAATTGAGACGGCGGTTGGATTACTGTGTGCAAGCAATCCCCAATTTATATCAGTGTTGTTAAAATTAGATGATTTTCTAGCAAACACTCCATTTGTTATTGTAGTTGATCCTAAAGGTATTGCAACTACTCCTTTCTCTTCTAATGTTAGATCTACATCCAACACTCTTGGATCTTTTTTTAATTTTTCTGCTTCATTATTTGTTAATATATAGTGTGTATTTCTACTCAATGGTCTTTTATTAGTTCTTTGCACAGATCTGTTTGGAATAAATTCAATACCAGTTTCATTCTTCATATCAATGTAAAATTGATCAAGATCTTCATAATTATGTAATGTTACTACATATTCTCTATATGAATTGTTGGTTGGTCTTTTTATTTCGCATGATTTTGCACTCAAATTTTCTTCTGAGTTTCTATTAGAGAGAATATTTTCTAAATTCATTTTACGTCTCTAATTGTAGGAGAGTTACTGTTACTGTAATAGCAACATTAGTACCACTTTTATTTACGACTTTTAAATATAAATTTGTGCTCGGGCTGGAATCATCGTTCCATCCTATTGTTCCTGGTGTTATTTTTGTTGTAGTTGCTCCGGCATGAATGACTTCAGCAATAACGCCAGAACCAGGAGAGGGATCTGTGTTTTCTAAACGAGAAGCATCCGATAATCTACTACCAGTATCCGAGTAAATTGTTACCCATGCTGCAGCAGATGTCTGCACTTTTAATAAAGCGTATGATTTAAATCCAACAATAGTAATATTCTCTGAAACTCCATTTGCAATTGTTGAAGTTGATGCTTGGGCGCTTACTCTTCCGCCAGCTGAATCTGCGGGAACCCAATTAGAACCATTCCATTTTAATGTTTGCCCGACTGATGGAGTTCCAATTGCAACATCAGAAAGAGCATCAATAGAAAAACTACTAATACCTGTTATATAATTAGTTAAATTTGGTGGTGTAAATGTAAACACACCACTAGTGTTATTGTAAGTTAAAGAACCACTTGCTGCTGCACTGGCAGTGTTTACAGAAAGATCCGATTTAGTAATAAAGTTATCGGTAACATTAACCCAACGAGTTCCGTTATATCGAATAGTTTGGTTTGACACTAGAGATGTGAGAGTAACATCAGTTAATGCACTTAATGCTGTAACTAATGTTGGTCTATTGGTAAGATCATTATATGATCCAGTGATTGCAACAGTTGTTAAAGTTGGTCTGTTTGTTAAATCGTTGTATGATCCGGAAGTTGCAACTGTAGATAATGTTGGTCTGTTTGTTAAATCAAACCAGCTTCCAGATGTTGCTACCGTAGCAAGGGTAGGTTTGTTTAAAATTCTGGTTACCCCTGTTGTAGCAGTCCAATCGGAGGGTACTTGAGCAGCAGGAATGACTGGCAGATTTACAAGATCATTGTATGATGCAGAAATTGCAACTGATGCTAGTGATGGTAGATTGGCAAGATCTGTATACTGACCTGAGGTAGCAACCGTAGCAAGCGTAGGACGATTAGTTAAATCATCATATGATCCTGAAGTAGCAACGGTTGCGAAAGTTGGTTTGTTTAAAATTCTGGTTACCCCTGTTGTAGCAGTCCAATCGGAGGGTACTTGAGCAGCAGGAATAATTGGAGTTCCTGTCAAATCAGAATATGACCCAGATGTTGCTACGGTAGCAAGAATTGGTTTGTTTAAGATTCTTGTTGAACCAGTCGTTGCATTCCAATCAGAAGGAGATTGACTTGTTAAAAATCCTGAAAGATTTGGCGGAGTAAAAGTAAAAGTTCCATTTGTATTATCATATAATAATGTGCCACTACCAGATGCAGTATTCGTAGTGACAGAAAGATCACTAAAATTAATCCCTCCTCCACTGCCACCCCCACCAGTTAAGTCGGCAGCTGGTGCCCAAGTACTACCGTTCCATTTCAAAACTTGCCCAATTGATGGAGTTCCTTCTACATCAGAAAGATCATTAATTGTTGATGGAATTGATGGTTTGAATGTTAAATCATTATATGACCCAGATGTAGCGACAGTAGATAACGTTGGTGTATTTGATATATCACTATATGAAAGAGATGCATTGATAAATTGACTACCATTATATCTTAAAGTTTGTCCAACGCTTACACCACCTATTTGAACATCTGATAATCCATCTAAGTTTGTTGCTCCTTGTGACCCGCCACCAATAACGGTTAAAACGCCAGACGACGAAATTGATAATGTTGTTCCGTCAGGTTTAATGACGCCAGCTATGCTTGTTGTTGCAAGAGGAACCGAGAAATTTAATTTAGCATTAGCATCATCGTAGGTTACCGAAATATTAGTTTCTGTATTAACAGAAACCATGTCACCAATGATGTCTTGAATTTGTTCCGTTGTGAGTGGTGCCTGCCACGATATAGACGAACCAGTAGAAGTTAAAATATAACCAGCAGTTCCTGAACTGGTGCCATCGTATATACCACTTTGAGAAAAGTTAAGATTGTCCCCAACTTTTAATTCTTCTAGCTGTCTTGTAATCGGATTGGCAACTAATGGGAATCTATTTGCCATTATTAACCTACATGAGTGCCCTATTTAGTTATATTTATAAATTCAGCAGAATGGGGATTGACAGGTACGGAAAACCGTGTTATCATAAATAAATGTTAAGGAAACAAAACATTCCTTAACATTTCATTTCAACTTAACGTATTTTAAAACTATGACTGCTACTATCGCTCAACAACGTAGTGGAAGTAACGTTTGGCAAAACTTCTGCGAGTGGATCACTTCTACTGATAATCGTCTTTATATTGGGTGGTTCGGAACCCTGATGATCCCAACTCTTCTCGCCGCTACAATTTGCTTCATCGTCGCTTTCATTGCTGCTCCTCCCGTTGATATCGACGGCATTCGTGAACCTGTTGCTGGTTCACTCATGTATGGAAACAACATCATTTCTGGTGCTGTTGTTCCTTCGTCCAATGCTATTGGACTTCACTTCTATCCCATCTGGGAAGCTGCCTCTCTTGATGAGTGGCTATATAATGGCGGACCATTTCAACTGATCGTCTTTCATTTCCTAATTGGTATCTATGCTTACATGGGTCGTGAATGGGAACTTTCTTACCGACTTGGTATGCGTCCTTGGATTTTTGTTGCCTACAGCGCACCCGTTGCTGCTGCTTCTGCAGTTTTCCTCGTTTATCCCTTCGGACAAGGTTCCTTCTCTGATGCTATGCCGCTCGGTATTAGCGGAACATTTAACTACATGCTTGTTTTTCAGGCGGAACATAATATCCTCATGCACCCCTTTCACATGCTTGGTGTTGCTGGTGTATTTGGTGGTTCTTTGTTCTCTGCTATGCATGGATCTTTGGTTACTTCTTCCCTCGTTCGTGAGACAACCGAAACAGAATCCCAAAATTATGGATATAAGTTCGGACAAGAAGAAGAAACCTACAACATTGTAGCTGCTCATGGTTACTTCGGTCGTTTGATTTTTCAATATGCAAGTTTTAATAATAGTCGTTCTCTGCACTTTTTCCTTGCTGCATGGCCAGTGGTGGGTATTTGGTTCACTGCTCTTGGCGTATCTACTA